GGTAAGGGCGCGCCCAGCTTAGTATATTTTTATTGTTAAGTATTGCGTNTTATGTGCAGTAAGTGCAGTGAATAGCTTGAGCTATAGGCATTATGTAAAAAAAATTTTACATAATGCCTATATAGGCAGAGCAAGGTTCTCTGCAATGGATGTATATATAATAGGTATCGTGTTATCTTGCTAGCAGTTAGCCCAAACAGTAACGCGATCCAGTAAGTAAATATAAAAAAAGCATGTAGTAAATGGCTAGTGTAATAGTGCGATGCGTCATACACAACCCAGCGTGATCATATATTATTATTATGTAAAGCAAAACACAAAACGGAAAACGCTACGCTGGCACGTTATGTCAACCCCCACTGAATCGCTCACAGCCTCAGATTTTGTAAATTGAATTTGCTAACGTTATGTAAAGTAATTAGTATACATAATATGTAAAAATAATTTTTTTTTCTTGCAATAATTTTTTACATCATATATATTATGTGTGAAAGAATATATATATGACACGAAGAACTAAATTAACACTCGAAGCAATTGATGCAATATGTGAAGGAATTGAAAAAGGCAATTACGTTAATACTATTTTAGCGAAATTAAATATTTCTGAAGAAGCGTATTACAGTTGGTTGCGTGATCCTAGAACAAAAAATGCACAAACTTTATACGGTAAGTTAAAATCACGTATTGAAACAGCAGAAGCTGCAAGTGAAGAAATGGCTGTGCAGGCATGGATTAATCATTTTGATACTGACTGGAGAGCGCCCAAGGAATTTCTTGCAAGACGACATAGTCAGCGTTGGGGTAACCAGCCTACAGAAATACAGTTAAGTAGCGAAAAAGCGCTCCCTGTGACATTTTTAATGGATACACCTCAAATTGAGCCAAACATAAAACTGCTTGATGAAAATGAGGCTTCCTAAGGAGGTCAACGTAATTTGACTACAGGAATAAAACCACGATTTAAATGGGATCGCCCATATTTGTATCCCCTGCAGGAACAAAGTTTTTTTATGTCCTCAAAAAATAAAAATGAAAAATATACACGTATTATCTGCACAGAAGCGTCAACCAAGTCTGGCAAAAGCTTTGGAGCCTTGGTGTGGATAACCGAGCAAGCATTCAGTGCCAAAACGCTTAACCAGACATTCTATTGGGTTGCACCCGTGTATCAACAATCAAAGATTATGTTTCGTCGTCTAAAGAGTTATTTACCGCCTAACGTCATTGATCGAACGAACGAGACAGACTTGACCGTCACACTCAAGAATACTGCAACTATTCAATTTCGTAGTGCCAGCGATCCAAACGCATTGTATGGCGATGACTGCTACGGTGCTGTCATCGACGAAGCGTCTCGTATGTCAGAAGAGGCATATATTGCGATTCGGTCCACATTAACAGCTACCAAAGGGCAAATGCGCATTATTGGGAACGTCAGAGGCAGAAAGAACTGGTTTTATATACTCTGTCGCAAGGCAGAGATGGGTGATGACCCAGAATATGGCTATAATCGTATCTCTGCGTGGGATGCCATAGACGGACAAGTGTTGGATAAGGACGAAATACTCTCTGCACAAGATGCATTGCCAGAAAACGTCTTTAAAGAGCTCTATGAAGCAGAAGCCAGTGATGATGAGGGCAATCCCTTTGGGCACGATTCCATTCATCAATGCATTGCGCCATTATCGAAGAATGTGCCTGTCGTCTGGGGTTGGGACCTCGCCAAGAGCAAGGACTGGACGGTAGGCATCGCCTTAGACTCAGAAGGGTATGTCTGTCGCTATCATCGCTTTCAGAAGCCTTGGAAAGCAACCAAAGATCGTATCGTAGATTTAGTCAAGGGTGATCCTGCCCTCATTGACTCTACCGGTGTCGGTGATGCAATTACAGAGGATTTGCAACGTGTGTTACCGCGTGCGGAGGGGTTCAAATTCACGCAAGGATCGAAGCAACAATTAATGGAAGGATTATCCTTTGCACTCAGTCAACAGAAGGTCAGATTTCCGCAAGGGCACATAGTCAAAGAATTAGAGGCATTTGAGTATGAGTACACCAAGACTGGCGTACGATATACCGCACCACAGGGCATGACAGACGATGCCGTGTGCGCATTAGCTCTAGCAGTCAAATTAGGAGGCAACGCACCAGGTTGGGGTGTCTGGTAATGCAACCTGCAAAGCGAGTGACATACAGAGGAATAAATTACGATTCTAAACTAGAAGCCGTATGGTCTGTGTTTATGGAACAAGCATTAGATTGGAATCCATTACCGCATCCTGAGTATTTGCTTGACATGGGAGAAATAAAATACTGGTTACCTGATTTTTTATGTGTCACACCTATTGGTAATAATATACTGATTGATGTTAAAGGCATACGAACAACCAGCGAATGGCATGATCCAGAAACTATTCGATTGAAGACCTATAGAAATATGTTAGAATTTAGTAAGACCAAAATACTTGATAAGTCCGAATGGAATGTTTCTGACTATAAAGTGCTCATTGTAGGCTTTAAGTTACGACTTGACAGAGATACAATGATGTTGTCAGAAAAAAAATGCATTGTCCCGTTCGGCTTGTTGTATGAACCAGCGGTTGGCCCTCTTGGTTACGCATATACTCCTGTAACATTTGTTAAACATGCAGATGACGTACTTATTGATATACATTTTGCAAAAGTCTATGATGACGAATGTTATGTGTGTGGTGAAGATATTGATGAAGATAATTATTTTACATTACAAGATGAAAAAAGAATTGGAGCTGTTTTTAATCGTATACGTGACTATTTTGAACAAAATATGTATTTAAATGAATAATTTATCTATACTTTGTGTTGTTATAATGATAACATAATGATGAGGAGGAATACTTAATCAATTTAGTTTAAGAAATTAAGTTAACAGTGCGTATTCCATCCTTTTCACATAACTCGCAGTGAAGCATCAATCACTGCGAGTTGCATAGTTTTTTAATGTGTCAGTACATGGAGTCTGACGATATGAATATATCAATTAATACAAGCACAATAAGCATCGCGCTCGGTTTATTAATTCAAGCAGCAGGTATTGTATATTTCATAAGTTCGCTTGCAAGCACTGTAGAATTTAATGAACAACGGCTGATACAAACAGAACAACACGTACAAGAATTACAAGAATCTATCAACACGTTATCAACAGATTTGCACATAGTTGTTGATAATATGGGAACAATCAATTCAGAGCATAGAATGTTATTTGAAAGTGGTAGTTATGGAGATAAAAAATATCTACCTGGTGAAAGCAGGACATACTAAATGGTAAAAAAAAATAATTTAGATTTATCTGAATCGAGCAGAGTACAACTTGATATTAAAACGCTGATTGGTATTGTCGGTGTCATCCTGTCTATTGCTGGTGTGTATTTCACATTACAAGGGCAACTGGCGCAATTACAGCTTGATGTGATACGAATGCAAGATAGTTCATCTATGAACACAGAATTTCGTATTAAGTGGCCTAGAGGCGAATTGGGTGCCTTACCAGATGATGCAGTACAAGATCTGAATATCGAATACCTACAAAAAGAGATAGCAATATTAAAAGAAGATATCGCTGAACTTGAAGAAGAAGTTGATGACCTGAAAGTAAAAGGCTCAGATTTAATTCGATAGAAAGATGTAGTATGAGCGTTCGTGTCTTTTCAATGTTTAGTGGAATTGGTGGATTTGAGTTAGGAATAGAACAATCAGATATCAATACAGAACTTGTTGGTTATGCAGAGATAGACAAATATGCAATATCAATATTTGAGAAACAGTTTACAGGAGTAACAAACTATGGCGATGCAACTGCCATTACAGCTAGAAACCTCCCTGACTTTGACCTCTTGGTTGGAGGATTTCCGTGTCAAGCATTCAGCATTGCAGGTAAACAGCAAGGATTCAACGACACACGAGGAACACTCTTTTTTGATATCGCACGGATTTGTGCAGAAAAAAGACCCAGATATTTGGTACTCGAAAATGTTAAAGGTTTACTTAGTCATGACGGCGGACAAACTTTCCAGACAATACTTAGGGTTCTCGCCGACTTGGGGTACAGAGTTGAATGGCAGGTACTTAACAGCAAAAACTTCGGAGTTCCCCAAAACAGGGAACGAGTGTTTATTGTCGGACATCTTGGAGAAAGAAGTGGACAAGAAATATTTCCTCTCACAGGAACAAGCAAAACTTTTATTAGAAAAATAATAGATTATGAAGTTCGTCCAGTATTAACTCCAGATAGAGCCAAGAAACGCCAAGAAGGTAGACGATTTAAAAATGACGGTGAACCTAGTTTTACGTTAACTGGTCAAGATGTCCATGGTGTCATGTTACGACAATTAAACAAAGGAGAAGCACAAGCAAATAGAATATATGACATTGATGGCATTACTCCATCATTGAGAGCATTAGGTGGAGGATTAGGTGCGAAAACAGGACTATATCAAATTGATACACAAGTACGAAGACTGACACCAACTGAATGTGAACGATTGCAAGGCTTTCCAGATGGGTGGACAGCAGGGTTATCAGATACCCAAAGATATAAAACATTAGGCAATGCAGTAACTGTGCCTGTTGTCACAGCAGTCATGAATCAATTACAGCAAATTAATTGAGAAAGTGCATAAGCCTATTGACATTTAAAACGTTCTATGATACATAAAACAAAATGGGACTCGTTTGCGTATAGTTCTTTTTATGTAATTAGGATGATCTATGGTTACTTGGTGGAATAATTTATTTAATAAAACCAATGAAGAAAAGCAATACGAGGCGAATAGTACCATCCCGTTAGGGTTTGGTAATAACGCCTATGAAGAGCCTGACGCAAATTATTATGCATTCGCCAAACAGGGGTATGAAAAAGATCAACTTGTCTACGCCTGTATACGAGAGCTCTCACTTGCTGCATCTGAACCACGATATTTTATTGAAGCATATAACCGCGACAATGAACGATACGAAGTCACAGGTGGTCGCTATGTCGATCTATTGCGCAGACCAAACCCGAATCAAGATTTTTATGCATTGTTGGATCAAATGGTTATACACCTCCATGTAACTGGAAACGCGTATGTATATAAAGAACGCTCACAAAGCGGCAAAGTCGTGGCAATCTATTTGCTGAGACCAGACCGCATTACGATTAAGTCTGACATCAAAGAAGGCGTTGAGTCATATGAATATGACATCGAAGGGTATACGTATTCTATACCGCCCGTCGATGTAGCACATATGAAACTTGTTAACCCAACCAATGATGTCTACGGCTTGTCTCCTCTCCAAGTGATTGCTCCAGTCATTAATTTAGACTTGAGCATTATTCAATATGCAAAAGCGTTCTTCCAGAATGCTGGTGTACCATCTGGAATGTTGAAGATCAAGAGGCGCATCAATAACCAAGCAGAGGCCAGTGACATCAGAAGAACATGGCGTTCGCAGTTCTCCTCACCAGGCAATTTCCATAATTTGGCTATTTTAGATGAAGATGCATCATATGAGCCATTAGCCACACCTATCACTGATCTTGCATTAGGCGACCTTCGTGATACGGTGGAAACTCGCATTTGTATGGCATTTGGGGTACCAAGTATTTTGGTGGGTGCAGTCATTGGACTAGACAGAGCCACCTACGCAAACTACAAAGAAGCACGGAAAACATTTTATTCAGAAAAGATGATTCCGCTAGTCAACAGAATTGTTCGATTTCTTAATCTGCACATGGAAGGTGAATTTCCAGGGGAATTTATCGGCGTTGATTTTAGTAACGTCCGCTCACTAATAGATGACAAAGATGATATTACGAAACGAGCAGTTGACCAATATGGCGCTGGACTCGTGACCTTGAACGAAGCTCGAGCAGTTTTAGGTCTTGATCCAGTCGAAAATGGCGGGGTACGCCGAATGCCGTTGAATGTACTCGAAGTTGGCGGTGTGGTCGAAGAAACAGCAAAAATGCTCTTACAAGCAGAAACAAAAGAACTAGATGTGAAAATTGATAATGTCCGAGCATCTCGGCTTAACAATCAGTTAGTAACCGATAGAGAACGGCATGCACAGTTATTTGAGCCACAGATTATACGATTTTATAAACGAATCAAAGAGAGTGTGAATGGTGTGCTTGGCAAATATTGGGAAGAACAATTACACACTTCCGCAGATAATACAAAGGTGTATCCATTTAACGCAGGAATCATATTGCCAGAAGGCGTAGAAAATGAACTAAAAGAAATTATACAACAAGGATACATGGGCATTGTTAAATCAACATGGGAAATTATCCGTCAATCAGGATTATCTGGTGATTTTAATGCAGAAGATTATCCGCAAGCTCTCGCAAATATTTATAACCTATCAGGTTTAGCAGCGAAAGAAATACATGGCACAACAATTAAGGCAGTGACAAAAGCAATTGATATAGGGGTGAGTCGAAACTACTCAGTCAAACAGCTTGCACAAGGCGTACCGGATGATAATTTTCCAGGTATTTCAAGCATTATCAGTGAAGCATATCGAAACCGTTCACAGCGTATCGCTATTACAGAGATGATGCGTGCCCAGAACGCAACTACTATGACGTATTATCAGCAGGCAGGTGTGAAGTTCGTACAAGCGTATGATCCAAGCTCTCCTAACGATACGTA